TCTTATTTGTATTCGATACATTCTGACCGAATAACTCTACGTTTGAAAAGTTACCATGTATTCTAAAATCTTTTGGTAACATTCTTTCTTTATAAGCTACTATCTTACCCTTTCGAGTGTATGGATAGTAGTGTGACCCCGGTTTTCCATCTGGGGTTGTTGACATTTTTACACCATAGTGATCTGTTACTTCCTTAGAGATGTTACGACTAGGTATAGGATAACTAGTATAACTAGTAATGTCGGTGACGATATCATAATTTGTATGGGTGATTGGTTCATCCCTTTCCTCAGTTACATTTAATTTCTTTGATCGATTACAACTAAAACAGGTTCCAACTCCATCGTCATAGGATGCAAATGCATCTGATGATCCACAGAAGTCGCATGGACCCATTGTATATCTACTCATTGGTACTCTCTTTCTGCCTTTAGCTTTCTATTCTTTGATCTATTCATCTTCGTTTTCATTTTACGTAGATTACTCTTCTTGTTCTTGCTCTTTATAAACTCTGACTCGAATATATTCTTCTCCTTTTGGGACGATTCGTTTTCTGAGTTTGATTTTGTATACTTTGTTATCATTGAAGTCCTCGAATATTCCTTGATACGTATCTAATATTGGTTTAATTATATTGTCGAGATCAGCTCCTCTATTTGAGAAGCCACCCTCAACCTCGAATGTTACTTGGTTAATTCCAAAAGGCCACTCTACTTCCTTGAGGAACTCACCGATATCCTCTTGGTACTTAACATACTCAGGACTCTTGAAGGATCTTTTCCCCCTCGCTCCCAGCATCTTGTTTGCACTCAGGGGTTTTATCTTGAATAGATGACTTAACATCTTCATATTCCTCCCATGTTTTCAACATAGATAATAATCTTAGAGATATCTTAGGATCACCTGCGTCATGATCAACCCATGCTTTCTTTACATATCTCCACATTACATCAGTACCTACACCTTCTAAGATCTTTTCAGCTTTCTTAGGTCCAATCCCTTTGATTCCGGGGATGTTATCTGTACGATCACCAGTTAGACATTGGATCATAAGAAGTTTGTGAGCTTCATCATCATCAATAAATGTATGTGTTTTCTTATTAAAGTTGTAATGATTTCCGGGGATCTGTAACAAGTCTTTATCTATACCTGCGATTATGTATTGATCATCTGCTTCACGAGCTTCGTAAGCCCATATAGAAACTAAGTCATCAGCTTCCATACCATGTGCAGGTATTGCTCCCCATCTTTTAATGATGTGATCATGACCATAGTACAAGAAGCTTTTAAGTTCTTCCTTAAGGTCTGGTCTGTTTTGTTTGTATGGTTTATAAATTTCTTTTCTAAAGTTACCTTTACCTTTAATGGCAACCTTTAGTTCACCACCGAAACAATTACCTTCAATCTCAAGCATGAGTGAATCAATGTTTTTCTTTACGTGTATTTTAGTTTTTGCTATACAAGCTGCTTTGAAATAAACAGAATCAGCATCAACTAACACGAGTGGTATTTCATTGTGCATACTTACTCCTTTCTTTATAAGTATCTTGGTTTACATATGTCTTTACTGCATGGCAGTTTTTACATAGCACTCTACATTTAGAGAGTTCTTTCTTTACTGTAGTCCATCTCTTAGATGAGATAGTTCTACCCTCACTGACAGTGAAAGCTTTCTTTCCGGGTTCTATATGGTCAAGGTCAAGAGCTACACCATTAGCATTGTAGCCACATCGTTCGCAACCCTTCATCCTTTTCCATCTATGTATTATATCTTTACGATATCTTTGTCTTACCCATCTAGAAGTATACTTACAGCCATTATAGTTTCTACCCTTCGGTATTCCTTTACTCGCCATTAGTGTACATCTGCGTAGCTTGTGCCAACAACATAGTTACCACCATCCATACATTCAACACCAAAAGTCTTAGGTGCTTCTCTGAAGGATTCCTGTAGTATCTCACCCACACGATTAGCATCTTTCTTTGATGCAACGTATGCAATTTCGTCATGGTAGAACAATCTAGGTTCAGCTTTTAGTCCTTCCTCTTTAATCTTCTTCATAGAATAAGATAAGGCAGCTTTACATGTGATACCTTCAGTCGTTTGAAGTAGGTAGTTTAAGCATTGATGTTCTGAGTTAGCAAATACAGGTCTGCCATCTAGTGCAGGGAACCATCCAGCTCCTTGACTGTGGAAAGTATTTGTCCATGTCTCACTCACCCACTTACGTAGATCATCTAATCCTTTGATACCTTTTGCAAACTTAGCTCTAGATTCTTTACCTACTTTAGCATTTGATTTACCAGTAAGTACTTGACCAAGTTTAGCATCACCAGCTCCGAAGAGATAGGCATACAGGTAGCTTTTCGCTATACCTCTTGAGCATCCTAGGGAGTCGGCATTTCTTTGGTGTTGATCACCATAACATACCTCATGTGTGAAGTCTTCGTTACCAACGTAGTGACATAGACCACGTAATTGATTACCTGAACTATCTGCACCTACGACAACCATATCATCGTCTGCTACAAATAATTCTCTTAGTTCTTTACCCCAAGGTGCATTCACACTAGGTAAGTTAACGATGATTTCATGTCTTGCTCTGAACGTAGGAGTACCTATGACCCACATGTTACCATGAATACGTCCATCCTTTACCTGCTCCAACCAGCCTCGTATAACAGAGGAACGATTTCGTAAGGTATAGTACTCGTCAATCATTTCTCCTAGCTCACCGAGCTTTAAAAGCGATGTGGTGGTAAGTTTAGGTGTAGTAGTTACCCAAGACCCATCTGGCATACGTTTCTTAATGAACTCGTCTGGTTTCCAACCTTTCTTCGTTAGTAACCACTCTTTGACAAGATCTAGTTGCCCTAATGTCACACCATTTACAGTGAACCTTTGGAACTCTGTACCTGCTGGCATTACGTGTGTATCTTCACACTTCACTTCATATCCTAGGTACTCTGAAAGAATTCGTGCAGTTACAATAGTGTAATCACCATTCTTTTTGTACTTAGGCGTCTTAGGTATTTTATCGATGTAGGTTTTATGTTCACCTAGTTCAGGCTCTATGGTACTACATATAGTATCCATCTTATCTTCCATCTTTTTAAGGTTTTTGTGTGCAAGTTCTACATCAAACTTCCAACCCTTTTCTCTAGCCATTACATTGAATACAGCTGCATCATGTTCTATTCGTAATCCCTTTCCGATTAAGGGGTTCTTAGAACTGATTTTATTGTATTCTTCTATTAGGTTATTGAAGACATCAACATTAAGTTTAACATCTTGGACACAGTATCGAAGCATCTCTCTACTGTAGGCACTCCAATCATCGTAGTGGATCTTAGAGTTGTTTAGGTGTTCTCCCCATCCTGCAAGACCTTGCTTGTGGGTACGTCTGTAGCGTAGGACTTGTGACATGATCCATGTATCGTAACATTTCTTTGAGTTAAGATCGGTTCCATACAGTTTGTCGACTTGTACGTTGTCAAATCCGATGATGTTATGCCCGATAAGTACTTGGGCGTTGTTGAGAAGCGATACCCCATCTTTGATAGGAGGGAGTTTATCGTCGTGGTCAGAGTATCTATATACATTTCCAGTCTCCATGTTCTGTGCAACCAAACACCATATTACAGTTGCGTCAAATCCATCTGTTTCTATGTCATAACATAGTCTCATATTATTCACTTTCTTTGTTTGTACACTTTGGACAAATTCTTAGTTTGTCAAAGTTCATTCTGTTATATTTTACTTTACATCTCATACATGTGTATTCAGCTTGAAGCTTTTCAGCTATGAAATCCCAATAACCTAAGCCATCTAAGTCTTTATCATATGTCATTTGCTTCCTTTCCTTCAAGTTGATTGATACGCATTTCAGCATATCGTATGACTTTTCGTAAATCTGTTATCTCTGATGTTATCTCATCTTGACCATCATATAATTTGAAACCAGCTCTCATGGCATACTTTACAATATTACCACGCCAGAACTCTGCACCATTTTGCATAATGAAAACAATAGGTTCTATCGTCCATCTCGTATAGTGGTTTGGTCTTTCTACAACATCTTGTGTCATAACATATCCTTTCTTTTTATAATTTCTATATACCCCTTAAAGAGAATACTCTCTATTATCACGTTAAGCCAAGAGGAGTTTA